TGTTTGCCATGTTTGAAGCATTTTGAGATAGGCTAAACGGTATGCACAGTAATCGTTGATAAGTTCTTTAGGGTCTTTATTTCGTACAGCTTGTATTGTCATATTGCCAATAACGCCATCTGCGTACACGTTTACACAGGCTTGTAGCCACTTTGCGGCACGACCTGGGCCACTGTTTATAGCCGCATCAAAGACAACGTAATCAACCCCGCTAGGCAAGTCATCACCTTTGACTTTGTCCCAATACTTTGTTTTGTAAAGTGGGCCAACATCAGCAGGTGTCAAGGCTTTCATTGTTTTGGTGTCTACCATGTGACCACAATGCTCTTCCCAAACTGCTTTTGTACAGCCCAAATTTGTTTCTCCCCCGGGATCTTTTGGGTTAAAAACGTAACCTCCCTCGTGAACGAGGACCGCAGCTAATGCTTTATCAAAGTTTTGATTCATGATGTGGGAGTAGATTGGTGAAGCAAATTATCTTTAGCTTGTGAGCCAGCAGATGAGCCAAAATAGAAAGCGATGATGCCTGTCCAAGCAGTACCTAAACTGCCAAGCATGATGTCAATCTGGGGAGCGTGTTGTATCTGACCGTACATAAGGCCACCTAGAATGCCAAAGAAACCAATAGTAACCCCAATAGCAAGGGCAGGGGGCAAATAACTTTTAGTAGCCACTTGCATATCACGAGCAGATTTTCGGTCTTCATTCGACAGTTTGGCAAAATCAAGACCCATCTCTTGTGCCCGTGCAGCCATCTGTATCTCAGCCTGCTTAATTAGCATGATCTGGTCAGCATTTAGCTTGCCGCTATCAATTGTTGCTTGAACGTCTTTAGGGTCAATGCCAATAGCCTTGGAGATAGCGTCCACAGCAAGCCCCGCCAAAGGCCCACCAAGAGCTGTTGCAATCGTTGGGGCAATAGTCTTTAACCAATCCATATTAACCTCCGCATGGGCCAACAACAAAGCCAGCCGTATCAGTTTTGCAAGTATTTAATGGTACGCATGGGCCAATCACAAACCCGTCTGTACACCAATTAATAGGGGGCGTTGTCGGATTGACCGCAAGAATAGGTGGATTGACAACAGCAATTGGGCCAGCAACAGGGCCAGTCACAAATGTGACTACAGGCGTGGTAGGCGTTGCTTGTGTACCACTTGGGCCAAGCACAAAGGGGCTGGGTGGGACAGCGTCAAAAGACAAACGTACAGACATTGTTTTGTCTTGAGGGGCAGGGTCTGAACCTACGCCACAGCCCGACAAGGCGAGACACACAAGCATTGCATATTTCATATCAACCTTTAAATTTGTACATCCCCGCAATAGTGCTTTTCGCCAATGCAAATGCAGCACTAATGGTGATCGGGTCAATCATTTATCCACTTTTGAATCTAATTTGTCAAAGATTTTATTAAGCATTTCTTTGATTTCACGAATGTCTTCACGGCTGTCATCACGGGTAACGTAGGTCTTAGGAAGTTCCTCACGCAGTTTAGCAAGGTCTGATTTCAAATCTTTGACAGCAGTCCACATTTCACGGCAAAACCACCCTGCCACTGTAAAAACAATGCCAGCGCCAGTGTTTATAAGAGATTGATATTCCATGATTTACCTTTTATAAGCAGAAGGAGGAGCAATCCCGCGACCACCGCCAACTTGACGAGCATACTGTTCGTCTGCTCTACGTTTCTTGGCAATGTCGGATTGTGCGTAAGGGCTTCCTAACAACATAGCGGCATTTTGTTGTTGCTGAATGTTGGCAGGCAAAGTAGAACCCTCACCAGCCCCCATCATTGTAAATCCTGGCGGCAATACAGCCTCGAGCATGTTGGCCCCAGCCATACCACGTTGACCAGCAGTTTCCGCTTTGGCAAGATCTGGGATAGCAATTAGAGCGCCCAAGATGCCACCAACTTTTGCGGCTTTTGTGCCCATAAAAGGCGTTCCTTTGGTTTCAAGAACGTGTTTTGTAATTCCAGGAGTTTGCGGTGGAAGAGTAAGACCAGCGGCTTTTGCTTCTTCTCGTGTTGGCCTACCAAGTAACCTATTAATTTCGCTTGATTCTTGCATGGCAAGGTCGTTGGTCAAGGGAAATGGACGGTTTGTATAAGCTTTTGTATATTCAGTTTGACCAATATTGGTTCTTGATGTGTCAATATTTTGAGCGCCTGGGACAAAAGCATATCCCGCAGGCACATCTTCTATTTTGGCGTAACTGTTTCTCAACATTGGCTCACCAGCTTTTTTGCCTTTTGTTCTGATTTCAGCGGCAGGGCCTTGACCAGCATAGGCAGGTTTATTAGTGCCTGTTCGAAGCTCTTCTGGAGGCTGGTCAATTAAATCTGCAACAGTTTGGTTAACTGCTTGAGTTACATTGCCGCCAGTAGCAACTGCTTGGCCTACGCTAGGCGCGGCAGGAGGCGCAGGTGGTGGTGCAGGCGGTACAGCCCCAACAGGCGGTTTAGGCTGCATCAATTGCGGGGCAGGTGGCTGGATAGTCAGCTGGTCCATTGGATTAGCGGCGCTTGGGAAGCCAGGCGTTGCACCTACTGGCAAAGGATTGGCCCTTGCAGCAGCATCAGCCGCTTTAACCGCTTTGTTTATTTCACTGCGCTCAATTAATGCCTGTATTTCAGGCGAGTATTTAGTCTCAGGCGCTAAAGAAGGAATAACAGGAGGTGGCGCAACAGGAGCAAGCTGCCCAATATTACGCATGTCTTGTTTCAGCGTCATGCCTTCAGGTGGAGCGCCAGCAGTGGTTTCACCATATTTCTTTTGGCTAGAAGTGTAGTGGTGATGTGCAGCAGCCAATGCACCCAATGCACCCAAACCACCTAAAATCTCAGTGCCATAGTTGCTTAGTCCTTCAGCAGCCTTAGGCGCACCAAGATCATTGCTTAATTGTTGTGATTTTTCAACAATGGCGTTGACATCAATGGGCTTTGCTTGAGCAACATTAGAAGTCTTTTCAGATTTCATGCGCCTAGAAACAATCCCTTGCTCCTTCTTTTTTTCAGAAGGAGTTTCAGATGCAGTTAAAGAACTGTAATCGATATCATCTAGCATTTACAGGCTCCATTTCACCGTTAACGTAACGCTGCAATTTATTGTTTCTGTTTATGTAAACAACACCTTCTTGTGGCTCAACTTTTTTGCCTGAGGCGCGATCAGTCTCATGGTCATATGTGTTGTTGATTGCCTTAAAAGTCATGGTTTTTTGGAATTTATCACGCAATTCATTAATTGCACTAGGCTCGATGTTACGAATATTTGAATGCATTTCTTTGGCAAGATAAGAATTCCATGCCACGTTTAATGAGTTGTTGCGTTGGAAATTAATGTCGTTAACAACAGTGTCTAAACGGCTGTTCAACAAAGGGTCAACAGGCAGCAACTGCTTAACACCTGGCGCTTGATTAGCTGGATCTGCATCAATGCTGGCTTGGGCTTGGCTAAGAACATTATTTAATTGCAACAGTTTTTGAAGATCTGTAAATTGTTGAGGTGTGCTGATTACGCCTTGTGTTACACGGCTTAATTCACTCAACATGTTGCGTTGAATGGTTTCAGCATTGCTTGCTGTATTGCCTTGAACAGCACCTGTTGTGCCGCCCGTAGTAACTTGGTTCATACCACCAGTAGAACGCCCAGCATTAACACCAACACCACCAGGAATGATTGCACCAACAACACCGCCTTCAGGATTGCCAATTCCTGCTTTAACACCAACAGTGTTTTGAATGTTTTGACCAACTAAAGCACCAGCATTTTGCCCAGCAGTAGTTTCTGCATTTGTGCCAGAAGCTTTTGTGCTTTGAGAAGAAACAAAGCCTAAGAGTTTTTGGCGCTGTTCAGGTTGTAACTTACTAACATATTCAAGAACAGGGGCCATTGTTTTGTCGGAAACAAGCCGCCTACGCTCTTCTAAAGCATTGCGTAACACAGTGCCTTTTTGTGCTGTTTCAATGGACTTAGCATACTGTTCAGCAATAGGTTTTGCCAAACCAGTTATGTAGTTTTTTTGTGTTTCGCTTGAGCCTTTAAACACACCTGATTCAAGTGCATTTCGATCAGTGTTGCTAATCAAGCCACCTGCATCATCCAGCTTTTTTATTTCAGCAGCAGTAAGTTCCCGACCTTGCTTATCAAAAATAACCCCAGTTGGGCCACGTTGGTTGTATTGACGAGCAAATTCACCCAAGACAGGATGAGTTGCCAATTCTTCACGAGTAGGACCACCATTAAAATATTTAATAGCTTCATTAACTTTTCCAGTGGCTATTGCGCCAATCAATGGCAACCATTGGGTTTGCGTATTAAAGTGCCCTTCTTTGTCTGAGACGGCTTTTTGATTAATTACATTGGCAGTTTGGATTCGATCATCTGGAGTTGCGTTAGGAGCAATCCCCTTGCCAATAATAATTAAATCAGCAACAGCATTTTCTGGCGGCTTAACCGCATTCATTATTTCTGCCATGATCATCCCTCAAAATCTGTACTCATGTTGTGGTCAACAGGAGCGGGTTGTGTGCCAAATGTAGGAATTGTGGGAATTGTAGGATTTTTAATTCCCAAAGAATTTGCAGCTCCAGAAAAATTACCTTGGCCTAATTGTGACGCAGTATTTGAAATCTTCCCAAATAAGTTTGGAGGTGGCACAGCCGCAGTAGATCCTGTGTTTGGAGGCTCAACACCTAATGCTGCTTTTTTATAAGCGTCCTCAATGCTCATCATGCCTTTTTTATCATCAAGCCCACTGTAAGTAGACATGTCTGAATATTGTTCAGGATTTGCCCATAAAGCCGCATTAAACATAAATATTCCTTATGAAAGCTTAAAGCCCATACCTTTGCCAGAAGTATTTTGACCTTGCGTTCCAGAAAAGTTTGGAGTCGTAGATCCTTGGGGTGTGCCGTAAATCACAGATGCATATTTGTTATACACATCTTGTGGTGTACCAGCATAATTAATTTGAGCAGCAGCAGCTTGATTGGCAGCGCCTAAGTTTCCTGAGCCTTGACCAGCCAAATTACCATACAAGCCGCCAGCTTGGCCTTTTGCATTTTGACCAGAATTAAGCAAATTGTTATAGCCGCTTTGAGCTTGTCCAGCTGCTGTTTGTCCAGCACCAAGTAATTGCCCATAAGCATTTTGAGCTTGGTTAGAAGCACCCATGCCAGCATTCATGATATTTCCATAAATGCCAGCAGCAGTATTAGCGCCAGCTTGACCAGCGCCTAAAAGACCTTGATATAAATTGCCTGCTTGTCCAGTAGCATTTTGACCAGCGCCAAGCAATGCTTGACTAGCCGCAGCACGATTAGACTCAATACCTTGTTGCGTTTGAGCGGCAACAGTGCCTAAACGTTGGTTGCTAAGCGATTGCAAGTTGGCTTGAGCCAAGGCGGCACGGGAAGACCCTAATCCACCAGCAGCGCCATAACTAGCATTTTGACCCGCCATTGCTTCACGAGTTTGCTCCATAGCAGGTTGCAAAGCAGCGTTAACTTGCTGTTGTGCATATTGAGGCGAAAACAATTGGGCCAGTTGGCTTGCTCCAGCCCCAGTAAGATTTTGTCCCAATCCTTGCTGATAAGCCGCAGTGCTACCTACGCCGCCAGCGCCTTGGCCTTGCAGTGCAGTAGCCAACCCAGCTTGCTGCCCAGCAATGTTGCTTGAACCACTAAGACCTTGCCCTGTCAATCCTTGACCAAGACCTTGCTGATAGCCAGCCATATTGCTTAAACCAGTAGCACCGCCACCAGATAACTGTTGACCCAATAAGGCTTGAGATGCCGTTGTAGATCCTAAACCAGTACCACCTGTGCTGGCTAATTGAGCGCCTGAATTTGCTTGGGCGTTGGCAAGATTATTTTGACCAACTGTGCCAGCAGTAAGTGCGCCTGCCCCTGTCGCTTGTTGAAGGTTGCCTGTTTGCTGGGCAACATTAGAAGCATTTGCCGCTGCATTTGTAGCAGATGGCATTACTTGATTCAATACATTTTGAGCGCCACCTAAAGTTTGAGCATAGGCAGGAAACGCTGTATTAGTTAAAAAACCTGTTTGTGCGGCAAGAAGATCTTTTTGCTCTTGTGTTACAACAGGAGCAGAACTACCAGATGATTTTCCAAATCCCATTATCTTGCTCCTTTTGCGGATCCACCGCTTTTACCACCAAATTGCATTGGTTGATTGGCATTTACATTACCCGTATTATCCACTTGTTGGATGGTGTTTGGGAAATTGCGTTGAGGTTGATACATTTGATTTGCCTGAGGATTTTGCATTGGATATCCCATTTGAGGCTGACCAGATGTAACAGAGTTTGTAGTGCTGCCTTTACCAACCTGCTGATTAGTAGGATTACTGGCAACTGTTGGTGAAAAGCTTCCCATAATTAACCTTTAAGTAAACTCACGACCAGAAGATCTGATGGTGATGCTTGTGGCAGCACTGGCTAAAGTGGAAATAAAATCACCTGCCGCCAAAGCTTGACCAACAATTTCTGGAAATGTATAAACCTCTCCAGGTTGCAATGTTTTTGTTTTAGTAATTAAGTTGCCATTTCCTGACGAGCCAGCAGAAGTAACCAAATTAATTGATAGAGATGCAGCAGTTGAGCTGTAATTTGTCCCTGTAAATTTATCAATAATTGCATTAGTGCTTGCGCCAACCGTATATTGAGTGGTTTGAGCATTTTCTGCAATTTTTGCAGGGATAAAAACTTTTACTGTTGTAGTCATTATGACTCCTTATTCAAGCAACAAATTATTATTTGATGCGGTTTGCATGATTACCCAATTAGTGCCATCAGACACCATTGTCGCCCAATTACCAATTACACCCAAAAGAATGGCTGTTCCTGCCGTTGTGCTATCAATTGGCACAATATTTGATGAAGCAGAATTAACCAATTGAGTTTGCATATTCTTTACAGTAATTGATCTGCCCGTCCATGCTGAAGCAGCAGGAAAAGTCAAAGTCAAAGTAGACCCTGTTTTGTTATTGATAATCCAAGTGTCTGTACCCGTTATTGTATAGTCAGCAGTCTTAGTTAGCACTGTAGACAAAGGAATATAGTCAGTGTTAGCCACTGCAGCTGAAATAGCTGTACCGTTGCCTTTGAGTAAACCAGTAATTGTGGTGGTCAACGTAATGTTTGCGGCTTGACCAGCAGCAACAGTTCCTGCAAATCCGTTGGCAGATACCACCGATGCGGAAACTAAATTTCCTGAAGCAGTACCCGTTAAGTCTCCAATAAACGTAGTAGCACTAGCAGTAGTTGCAAACGTAACGCTTTTATCTTGATCTATCGTAACTGCTGTAGCTTGGGTAATTGTGCCATTTGGAGTAACATTAATTAAAGTTTTTGTACCCCTAGCAACAGCCCCCCAGTTTTCAGTTGCAACGCCTTCAAAAGAAGCTTGAGCGTATCCATCAGAAGAAGTTGTACCGTATCCTGCAAGTTCAAACTTGCCCAAACTGTCTCCACTAAATGGCGCTTGAGGAGCAGCATAGGTATTGCGAAATTTAGTAACTCGCATTGAGGAACTATTTGCATCGCTAGAATATCCACGAATAGAAATTCTTGACGTTAAAGTGTTATCTCCAAATGCTCTTAACAAAGTTGTCGGAACAGTTGTTGTATTTATTCCAAGGTGGCTTACGTTTGTTAAACTTTTGGCATTAAGGTCAACTGGACTTATGGCTCCAATATACGGAACAAAGTTTTCTGCATTTTGAGCCGCCATTGTTCCCAACTGAGGCTGGGGGATAGACCCAATTGCCTGCTCCAGCGCTTGAATTTGAGGAGTTTGATCAAGATACGCAATAGATCCAATTGCTTGCTCTAAAGCTTGAATTTGAGAAGATTGATCAAAATAAGGAATAGCTCCAATTGTTTGTTGTAAAGCTTGGATTTCAGAAGATTGATCAGAAATTACAGGATCAGTTATATTGTCAGCATTAGTTACAAAATCTAAATCAATTGAAGATCCATTGTCTTTAACAAAAGTTGGGCTTGGACGCAAAGGACCAATATATATTTCAAGTTGCCGACCGCCAGTAGTGTTGTACCAAAAAAACTTAGTTGTTCCAAAACCTCCATTTACTGGCAACCATTGATAATCTGATGGGGTTGTTGATTCAGTAAATAAATCATTGTTTCTGATTCCGTAATAAAGTCGATTGGTTGGTACGTTACTAAAGTTAACTTGTCCGTTATAACTGTCTGCATATTTAACTTGCAAATATTTATATAAATAACTTACAACACCAAAATTAGCAGTGCTTATATAACCCGTATTAGGGTTGATAGCCATTGTTTGAGAAAAGTTGGCAAGCAGATAATTGACTGCTTCACCCAATTCTGCATTGGTTGGATTTGTAGTTACTGAAAATGTCATTAGAAAGCATCCTCAACAATAGTTGCTTGCCAATTCATTGCCGTAGTATTCCATGTATTAGTTGCATCATTAGATTGAATTTTTAACGATACTGTACGCACGGCATTTTGTTGAGTTGTTACCCAAGGATTATTAGTAACAATGCTCATTCTGCCTGTCTGACCATAGGTTGCGTCCTGTGCTGTTGAATTAGCGCCACCAACAGTGATCTGTACTTCACCAGTTCCAGCAATTTCAGGCAACGCCCTATGTATATACACTTTGCTTGAATAAGGAATGGGGCCATTTGCTGTTTGCAAAACAACATTATTTCGTTCAAATAAACAAGGAATAGGTTGGTTATTGATAAAAGAATTACCAATGTCTGTTTGAATTAATTTAAGATTGGCTGATCCTGTTGGGGCATATGTTACGCAACGTGAAGCATATTTAAAATCACTTCCAACAAACACAGGGCCTTCAGTACCCATACAAGCGTTCTGGATGTCTTTAGGAGCGTTCCAAACTTGTAAGTCATAGCGGTATGCCAACATCTTGTTGCACCACCCTGTAGAGGTCAAATCAGGAAAATAAATTTCAATTTGATATTTCTGCGTATTGTTGACCATAAACACACGGTCAGAATATGTGGCACTTAAATTACTGAAAAAGTAATTCTTGACCTTCTGGTTGCCCAAGGAATTGAAATTGGACCCATCAAACACCCAAATGTCACGAGCATCAATGCCATACACATTGGCATCAGTATTTGTCCAGCAATTGTTGTTTAACAATCCTCGACCTTGGTTAAACAATCGCACACCAAAAACTGGCGTTGTTGTGGATTGATAAGCAATAGGAGAAAGAATTACTGTATCCCAATATGAACAGATGTAAAAGTTACCACCTAAAAAGAACCCATCAACTAATTGCCCACGAACAGGAACTTCTTGTTCGTTAGCTATGTTAGATAATGTAGGGACCCAAGATGCTGGTACACCCGTTGTTGCAAAAGCTTGTGACCAACGAATGGTCGTTTCATATCTTGTGGTAACTCCACTAAGAGTTTTAGTTAAGTTTCCAGCAACCAAAATATTGCCTACGTTTGGAGAACAAAAATTTCTCATAAACGCAGCAGTTGTTTTGGTTACTCCAATGTCATAGTTCCAAATATAATTGTCAGGAGCAGTGTCATAAACATTAATCTCGGTACGATCAGGCAGGAAGTACATTGGAGAGCCAAGGCCATCATTGATGAAGAAAACTTCACCTACCCATGATGTAGTGATATTAATGTTGTCCGTGTAGCCAGACAAAGTAACATTATTATTTGCGGCATAACCTGGGGTAATGTTGACAATAGAATTGTTGGTCAACATGTACCAACGACCTAAATTGCTTGAATCCCTAGTAGCTACAATATAAACAAATTGTCCATTAGATCGAAATCCACCTTCCATAAAAATAGGAAAGTATGGAATTAATGACAAAATTGCTTGTTCGCCATTAATTTTTTTAACACCACGAACATCTGCTTCAACATTTTTGCCAGAATTGTACTCATTTGGCCCCAAAGCATTGCTTGGGACATCAGGAGTAAACGACATGTTAGAAAATGGCGTTCGCAGTTTGGTGTAGTCAGCCATGATTAATTATTCCAAGGCAATGGCAAACTTACAAAAGTTGGATTAGCTTGTGATTCAACTTGAGAAATAACATTTTTTTCTGTTGCATCTTTGTCAACGCCGTTGTTCCAACACCAACTCAATACTTGATCTTGAGTCAAATCTGCATAAGGAGTAAATGAACCATTTATTTCTGGTTGAGGAAAAGATAAAGTTCCGAAACTTAAGCCGTTATATGTGCCATCAGTTGTATTGCATCGCCATCCACAATCAACTACTGTTTCTATATTTCCATTAATTTCCGTATTGGATACATTCATCCATTCAATCAACCAATTAATAGTACTCATGATTTTCCTTCTAATGCCAAAAGGCGGTTTTCAAGCGATTCAATAGTGTCAAGTGCTTTTTGCAACGATATGACAACCACGGCTAAAACAGAACGATCATAATAGCCCCAAGGTTTTCCTTCTTCAGGGGCTGGCGCAGCTTCAGGACCGATTGCGGCATTGACATTCTGGGCATAAAAGCCTAACTGCCGATCTTTGCCAAAGATTTCTTTTTTTTCATCGTTGTAATACCAATAGCCAGGCTGCAACTTTTTAAGCATAGCATCCGTATCAACTGGAATACCATCTTTAATTTTCCATGTTTCATCAGACACGGACGATATAACACCAGCTGCTGAAAATGTCGCTGCGCCAGCGCCATACGCGCTCATGGTGACGATGCCAGTTGAGGCAAGCGTCATGGAAGTAGCAGAAGCGTTAGTCCTCCATGTATGCGAAGCTGCGTAATAGTATGTGTCTACATATGCTGCGCCAGAACGATTGTAATTTTGAATATATGTCCCAGTACCCCCACCAGGTGCATTTGTAAAAAATTCCAACCCTGCTGCACCCGCATTTGAAACTGCAAGTTTTGCTTGTGGCGAGCTTGTCCCAATACCTACGTTGCCACCAAAAGGGTTAATTGTTATATCAGCAGCGGAAGATCCGCCATTAAACACAGAACCCTGTAAATACGGCAAACCTGACGTAACAAGGTTTCCGTGATTCATTAAATAACCAGAGTTAGCATCGCCACGAACAGTAAATGCAGCTTGAGTATTTGAGGTTGCTAATGTGCTTGCGTTTTGAGCCGCAGCGCCAAGAACTGCCAACTTTGCATTTGCGCCTTCATTAGCGGGAATGGTTGCATTAACGCCAACTTGCCCAGCAGATGTAATCAACAACGTATTGCCAGTTGTTAATACACTTGTAGACGATGCGTAAACCACGCCGTTTGCGGAAAAAGGTCTGGTTATTCCAGTTAAAGCATTGATGGTAATTTGTTTTGTGACGCTACTTTGCACAATCGGAAGAGTTTCAGTTCCAACAACCGGAGTTGTTGCGGCAGTAAGTTGTGAAATTTTAGCGTTTGACATTTTTTGTTTTTAATTTATTAAATTTATCCAATAACGTTCCATTGAGTGCCATTCCATAAAAATACTTTAGAAAAGTAATTTGTATTGTATGAAGGGCTAACCGTACCATCAACAGTGCCAATAAATTGGATAGGTCTTGCCGCAGCAGTTCCAGCGCCATCTTTTATCGTAACAGCGTACCCAACTGGTCGAAGTGTTGGCGGCGTTACTTGAATGGTAGCCGCTGTGGTATTAATAACAACAAGTGTTTCTTCAGTGCCAAGCAATTGATAGTTTGCGCCTGATGAGCTTACTACAGTGTATTTGTCTACCCGCCCACGAATAGTTCCAGTTGTGCCTGTGCCGTTGTGTACCGTGTTTTTTTCTGTCACGTTTAACACAGAGCCAGCCAAAATTACACCTTGATATGTGTATGCGCTAGGATAATCATTGTTTACGCCGCCGCCAACAATGTTGGAGTCAATTTTTACGCTGACACTGTTGGATACATAAATGCCTGTGCAATAGTTAACATCTCCACCAGGTGTTAGATTACGAGCGTTGTAACCCGCAACCACGTTGTTTGCAATAATGCCGCCTTGAATATTTCTTAAAAATATCCCCGCTCCAATATTGGCTTGCATTGTATTTCCAGTAATTTGGAAATTTACAAGGGTTGGTTGGGAACCGTATGGGTTTACAGACCCAATAGATTGGTACGCATACAACTCGCCATTAAAATGGTTATTTGCAATGTTGACCATTATGGGATATTGCCCATCAGCTTGCGGAATAATGTTGATTGTTGGAGAAGAATATCCTGCCCCATCAAAGAAATTATTTGTAATTCTTACTTCAGATAAAACTCTTGTAGGAGTTAATAAAATGCAACTTACAGTGTTTCCACCTAAATAACAATTGTCAATTAACAAACCTTCACATCCGTACACAAGAATGCCGTATTCATTACCAGCATTAGTGCCTGCGAAATTAACTGTTTGTGTGCCGTTGTCGCTGATTGTAAAATTAACTGACCGAGCACCAGCGTTTGAGCCACCAAAATAGCAATTGGTAATGTCAACCAATTGAACGTATGCAACAGACCCAACAAAAATACCAGCAATACCTTCTTGGGCTGCGGGGTAAAAAGGATTCCAACATCCTTGAATGTTGCACCTGTTAATTTTAATTAACGATCCTTGTTCAATGTTGATTTGAAAAGTCATACGCCACAACCAACAGTCTTCAATCAAAGCGCCTTGTGCGTTGCCAAAACGAATGTGCGAGCCTGTAGTCGCAAGATTTGACAACGATGTAAAACCTGTGTCCGGCAACGTTCCGTGATAAAACCACATTCCTTTAATATTTGCAGAGCCTGCATTGTCAAAGTTAAAAGTATTACCATAATTAGCATAGCGTCTAATAATGGTATTGTTAACGCCGTTGCCAATCAATTGCTGGTTTGTCAAGCAATTGATAGTGCTAGTCAATAAATATGTTCCCGTGGGAAAATAAACTCTACCACCTGCACCTGCTGCTGTAATGGCTGCTTGAATAGCCGCTGTATCATCTGTTGTCCCATCTCCAACAGCACCATAATCTTTAACAGTTAGACTTTCACGCAATTTGGTTTGTACTGTTGTAGTTATTGCACCAACGCCAGCAGGAACATATGCAATATTTGCCGCTGAAGCAGGCACAACCAATGAAGTACCATACAAACTATTGGATTCCCCACCAGAACCAAACAAATTACCGATTGTCATATATTTTCCTTATTTAAAACTATAACGATAGTTTCTAGGTTGAAATTCTGATGTTAAATGTTGGTCACCGCCACGCCATTTATCTTTGAAGTTTTGATCTTCAATTAAACCATAAGCATCATCGCCCCTAGCTTTCCATTTTTGTGCTTCTTCAACGTTTTTGTTTTTGTCATAATATGCAGACAAAGTGTTATATAAATAACCTTCAGGAAATGAAGACAAAACTTCATTGGTTTGTAAAATTGGGATAGCAGCATTGTTTGTAGGAGAAAACAATAAATTATAAGATCGTTGGTAATAAGCTTTAATTGTTACGTTTGCACCTGGGTTTGGGCTAAATACATAACGACCACCTACTTCAGAAAAAGAAGCTCGAATAACCCTTGGCACACCAAAAGGTCTGATGTATAACTGATCAATCATGCGCCTGCGAATAATCTCACGATCACCTACACGGTCATACACAATCCAAGGACCAACATTGGTTGCGCCAGCAGGTTGATTAGATGTTTGGGTATCTTGAAAAAACAAAATAGGCCAATTCATGTCAAATGGAATATCTGCCATGCCTTGGCTATCTGTTACCAAAATAGATGGGTTTGTGGGGTTGTATGGGTCACTACGCAAGCCAGGCAGTTCAATGACCCGCATTGTCATTTCAGCATTTTGAATGCAACTTAAAATTTCCAATGAAGATTGAGAAGGCAATTTTAAAATAGTAGCTGGCAAAATTGAATTTGTCCATACTCCATCAGGGTCAGATACCGTGATGCTTGTTGCGTTTACAAAAAGCACAACGGTGTATGGCAACATAGTGCTTGGGCCAATAAAATCACCTGGCAACACTTGACCAACAGGGCTGGCTGAAGTAGTTAAAATTGGGTTTGTATCATTACTTACACTAGAAGCATTGACAGTCAAAGGACTAGGAACAGCTCCAACCCAATTGGCTACTCGGCTTACTAAAGCATTTCCCGATTGAATAAACAGAGCTGACATTTTTAAACCTTATCTTGTCGGTATAGAAGGATTATAAGGAATTGGGATCTTTCCGCTAGGGTGACAAACAAAATCACTGTAATGTTCGTTTACGATAGCATAAAAAAGAATCTTATCCTTACGCTCTTGCTTAATTAACTCCCAAGGACGGTTGTTAAACCACTTGGAACTGATTTCATGGGCAAAACATTTAGGCAATTGCATCATGTGGGCAGTGCCTGCAAAAAATGGATTGTCTGTTCCATGAACTTTATGAAATTCCCTACGTTCTTTACAAAATTGTTTTACTTCTTCAACATTCTTTTGGTCATACTGGACATACCGTACACCGTCTACAGCGCCAACCTTGTAATCAATGTTGGAAGTTTTAAAGGTTTGCGACCAAGTACCAGACTTGACCTCATTAAATAGTTTGTCGTTATGACGAAATACACTATCAATGCCAGCCTCAAGAATACCGCCTGAATAGTATTCTTCATTTATGCGAACTTCATCATCATTCATATTTAATCCCATAACAATACCTTACCAAAAGAGCCTCCTTGTGAGAAGCCCTTTCAGAAAGATTAGTCTTTAGGATTCAAAGCAATAGTGAAACCTTCCAACACGATGTGATCAGTTGCTGTAGCAGTATCGCCAGTAATGGTGATTGCAACAGAAGCAGAACTATCAATTGCTGTGTAAACATGGGCACTAGCCGCTGCTCCACCAATCAATTGAGTAGATTGCACACCCAAAGCACCACGATTACGGATTGAGTTCATAGAACTGCCACCAGTAGAAGTAGTGTAAGCAGATGCAGTACCAATAGCAGTGCCGCCAAAGTACACAGTGCCTGTCTTAGCACCAGCCGAATTGTTGCAAGACCAGTTAGAGGTAACAACAACTTGACCATTGTTGCCCATAGAACCAGCTGGCAATGTTACGTTAATTAAAGTAGTTTCAGTGGTAGAACCAGTGAAAGAACTATTAGAACCCGTAACAGCAGTCAAAGTTCCAGTTGGAGCAACAGGTGTAAATGCAACAGCGCCAACACCGTTAGCAACGCCATATTTACCAGCATAAACCACACCCACAGTAGTGCTAGAAAACACCACATAGTAGATGCCGCCAGTTGAGTCACCCGACACAGCAGAAGCTGGGAAGTAGACAAAAGCATTGGCGTAAGTTGTGGGCAAAGCAGTACCCAAGGTTACAGTGCCATTTGTGGCAATAGTGCCAGTGTTAGCAACAATAACTGGAATACCAGATTCGCTCAAAATGCGGGGGAAATATTGAACCTGACCTTGAGTTCCAAGAACGCCAGTGATATCACCAGTGTTAACGTCAGACACAAATGCGGAGTTGTACTCTTTCCATGCTAATGTAGCCATGATTTTTCCTTAAAAATAAATTGAAAAAAGGGGGTGATTAGCCCCCTAAAGTTTAGCTGAGGTAACGTTGAACTTGTGCAGATGTACGAGCAGCAGTTACGGCAGCACCAGAAGAAGAAGTGCCTGCCAAAACAGCCACACCCGCTGGATTACGCACAATCAATGTGCCTTCCATGATGTATTGGTCCAAAGATGCGTCAGCAGAGCTGAACACTTCATTGTTAGGACCAAGTTCACGCAAGCTGCCCCATTGGATAACGTCAGGGTTCAAGAACAACACGGAAGTGTTGTCTGCACCTGTTTGATCCATAACCCAAGAGTCATCGATCTGGTAGGTGTAGTTGAAGTCACCCTCGTAAGTACCAATCGTATCGCCCTTATCAGCAGGGTTAAAACGGTTGATCGAACGGCTAGTAGGCATCTGGTCAGAGATGTGAGTACGCATCGATGTTGGGGCTACCATGTTGGTAATCTTGGCATTGAAACGCTGCTCAGCAGTAGTAACCAATTGCTTGTAGGTAAAGGGACTAAACTGTTGCAAAGTCTGACCAGTGGAGAACGAAAAATAACCCAAACCAGCATTGCTCAACAAACCATTGAAAGGTTGGTTGGTGCTAGTGGTTGCGGTTGTGTCGTTACCATCAGAAGTTGCCAAGTTTAAAACTGCAGTACCACTGGTAGGGTTACCAGAACGTGTACCAGCAAACGAGTACAACGAACCAAAACGGCGACCGTTGTTAGGCGAAGAACCTTGGCTGGAAGATTGACCAGAATATTTGATAGAAGCGCCATCGGCACGAACCATCTGCAATTCAACGTCAAACATAATTTCAGTCAATTGCTTGACTTCTTGGTATGCCTGTGGGTCACCACCAGCTTGTTCAACAGCACGAGCAGTGCCAGTAGCACCGATCACAGTGGTGAAAATCTGTGTGTAGTTACCGCAGTTTGCGCGAGTGTTGTTGTTAGCATCAGATGCGGCAACAGCAGCGCCTTCCAGCTTGGCGTTCAAGGCTGGGGTACGGTAGTAGTCAACGGGCCAAATGTACAGAGTCGAATTGACTTTGCGTTTTTTGCTCATTGCCATGTTGGTTAGAGGGGTACGGTCTTTAACATAGTTAGAGACAGTCATATCGAGGTCTTTGACCACGATGTCGGTGGTATACGAGCCATTGCCGTTACCAAGGTTTGCAGAGGTGATAGTTGCCATTTCAAAAACTCCTGTTTAACGCCTGCGTTGTTTATTTGCCGCAAGCATAGTTGCTAAAAGATCCCGTGCCGCATTCTTATCGCCTGATTTAGCTTGTTTTTGAAGTTTCTCAACATCATTTTCTGGCGAGGTCTTAGCTTTTGTGACAGGTCTACTGGCTGCTGCCAATGAACTTCCCACGTTCCGCATTTTAGGTCCTTCTCGAAACTTCATACCGTCTCGAACTAACCCCAACAGATATTCGTCACTGGATATCAGATCTAAATTCTGAACACCAGGCACAAAAGAACCCGTTGCACCTTTCCAATCTTTACTTAGTTTATCTCTAAGTTCAGTAAAGTGGGCTTTGTTTGATAACTCCTTATCAGTAAACGCTTGCCTAGCTTGTTCCAACTGTTGTTGGACATAGTTAGCACGTTGCTGAAAGAAACTTTCAACTTTAGGCCGATTTGATTTAATGTACTGCGACTTTTCCTCGATTAGCGAGGCATTTTGACGGATAGCCGCTTCTGCCTGTGACCTTTCGGCTGGATCATTCGCATTCTGATAGATTTGCTGCCATTGCTGGTTATATTGCTGAAGAGTAACTAGCTCATCTGCTGCTGTTTGCAACTGAGGAACAATTGTTAACTCCAACCCTATCTGCAAACCATCAAGCTCATTAATTCGCTTTGACGTTAACTCTTCAAAATCAGCTCTTTCGGCTTTAAGCTTACGAGCATTTTCATGGATAGCACTGCCTTGACCCAAAATAGCAGCAGCCTTTGATACTGGGATCTCTATAAAGCCGCCTTCAGCGTCCTTATTGGGGATTCTCCACAGCATGTCGGGATTCTGCTCTGCAAACTCCAAGAAGTTAACCGGATCGGTTACACCATCGGTGGCCTCATCAGTTTCTTCAGAGCTTTCAGTTTCCAGCTCATCAACATTACTATCTTCAGGTTCGGCTTCTTCTACAGGAGCCGCCTCAGGGGAAACTTTCGTTTCTTGTCCTGCTGGTGGTGGTGAACTGCCATCGGGTTGCTGACTGTTACGCTTGTTAGCGGCAATCATTGCAGCGATAGCATCGGCGGGATTCGCCATACCAGTTTGCTCAGGGGCGGTCACTTGCGTGATTACGTCTGACATAGTTTACTCTTTTCTGTTAGTTAATGGACTTCTTTGCCACTTTTCCCAGAAATTCTGTCTTCTCAATGAAGCCAATAAAATCTCGGACCCCAGCAACATTAAATGCGTTTTCAATACGTTCTGGATCAATGCGGCATTCCTCTAACCGACCCAATAGATCAAACCTGTAAAGGTTAAACAACAATGCAAAATCCTCGTTTTTAATGAGGCGGGAAGCACACTCCCCGTTTTCAATTACTAGAGTTTTTCGAGTTACATCAGCTTCCTTATGTGTATCGGAAATTTTTGTTCGCCGATTAAAATACTCACGAATATTCAATACCAAGCTTTTCATTGCAATCCTTAATCAATTTCAACCGCACTAAGTTTACCTCTTTTTGCCGCTAATGCTTCAAACATATTATCAGTGTCAACATCTTCAGCTTTCTTAATGTTCAATGCAGATACAGTTTTTGATTCTTGTACTTTAGCATTATTAAGATCAGTCTTAGATTGAGTTTCTTTATCCAAAGCGCTTGGGCCTTGTGAGGCTTTTGCCTGCATAACTTTAGCGGCTTCTTCCAATGTTGGCAAGTAAGCATCTACATCTTTAACACCTAATACACGGAGGGTATCTTCAAATGGTCTACGAGTCTTGGCAAACAATTCGGGCGCACTAGGATCCAATTGCATGATTAACTGACCAAATTGGGCTTGTGCTTGACCAATCAATTGTTGGCGGGTCAAACGGTTTTCATCTGACAAGAAACCCAAAGCCAAATCAATGTTAATCAACTTGCGGTCAATGAATTCATAGTTATCCATTGAAATAGCATCCATAAATGGTTTGCCTTTGCCGCACACACCCGCTAATTGCTGGATGTTGTAGTCATCAGCGTATTGGATAAGGGTTTTCCAAACAATGTACAAGACATCTCGTAAACCAATAGCGCAGTTCTTGACCATTTCATCTTGGATGAGTTGGTTAGGGCCCATAGCCAACTGAAGTTTGTAACCGCTGTTGCCGTCTTTCATTGCTTCAGGATTCAACACATCGCTTGGGCTAGTCATGCCAATCATTGCCATCTTGTCAGCCTCAAAACGCTGCATAGAGGACTCAACATACGCAAGGTTGCCTTGCATAGGCTGGAATTGGAAAACGTGCTTATTAGGATCAAATTTACGATCCAAAATAAACATAGCTGACACGCCACGCTGAATTTCTTCAGCATCCATAAACTCTGGGTTTACGCCAATCCTTGGGGTAGACGATTGCATTGCAAAGGCCATCTCTGCACGAGCAATTGAGGTTGCATATTCTTGCATAGGCACAAGGCGCTCGGCAAGAGAATAACCAAAAAAGTTTCCTGTGATAGGTTTAGGGCACATTGCTGCCAAGGGAATAAAATCCACTTCTTTGACATACAGCACATACGAACCTGAGAAACAGCATTCCACAATTTCTTCTTCACCATCACCATCCACATCTTTTCGGATCCAAGCGGTGGTCAGCATGATGACTCGGCTGTAGCGGTCAGCACCTGCGGAAGCCACAACACCTTGACCAGGCACTGGAGTGGAATCACGAGCATGAAGTGCCAGATCGTTTTCTAGTGCGCCAGCTTGGTAGGCTCCAGCAGGGCCGTAGGCGGCATGTTCTGCCAGCTTCTCAAGATCTACATACGGGAACTGTGACTTGCACTCATGGATTGTCATTGGGTCATAGAAACCCACAAAGTCTTGGTCCTGAATGTTAGGAATTGTTGGGTTGCAGACAAAATAATGTTGGGCAACGTGTTTAATCTTGACCGAAGTGGAGAATCCGGTCATCTTGTACTTGGCACGGTAGACTGTGTTGGCCCTGATAGCAGAATCCATGCCCTCTTGCTGGGTTTGGTCTTCTTCAGGAGCCATCATCTCTTGCATTACGCCTTGCAAGTCAACATCAATGCGGCGCATGTTCTGACGCTTGACAGTCAGACCCTTTTCAGCAGCCATAGTCTCAAACACACGCAGTTGGTCTTTTGTGCCTTCAACTTCTTTGTACTGGGTTATAGGCTCACGCACGGGCGACACCATAACAATGCCGTTTTTGTGCAACAAAGAGTCCTGCGCCCAATCCCTGATGATTGCGTATGAATCATTCTTGGAATTGACCATGTACTTGACCATTTCGGTGGCTTGGGCAGCTTGTTCGCCATCCATTTCACTAAAACGCTCAAACTCAAAGTTAACTTTACCGTTTGGCATCAAGCACTTAGTAATGATAGCTGTAGCGTAATCTACGCCAGGTGTCACTACGGGGTGGATGTAATCAATGCCTCGGATTGGCTCGGTGGAGTTGCTAACCGCAATGTTCAAGTAGTGATAGTCAGATAAACGGTTGAAAGTGTTCTTTGCTTGAGTCAAACGAAGGTAATCGACCATTTTGAGATACACTTCATGGGCGACTTGGAATACGATTCCTTTGTTGCCAGCGGGTGCTTCAATGTATTCAACGATAATATTTTGTTTATCCAACATATTAAATCCTTTGCGCCTTGCCTTCAATAGCGGTTAACCTGCGAAACTCAAATGTATTTGCCCGACTAACTAATGACTCGCCGTGACCTTGAATAAGTGCAAGTATGCCAATACGAGCGGAATCAATGTGATCATCAGGATCACTGAACTTGCCAGCATCATCAATAGCATAGTTTCTTGCCTCATCAAGGAAATCAACACATGACTCATTAATCATAAATGTTTGCCGCTCCATCCCCATCCGCATTATATTGATTCCGTAAGATTTGTGGTTAGTTACCTTGCCCATATCGTTTACAGGGTTCAATATAGCGCCAGCGATGCAATTAAGGCCATAGTTGTCCTCAAATACTTCCCTGACGGATTGCTCAGTCAGAGTATACCTTCCCGCTTGGGCGGCATCATGCGGAAGTGCTATTGGAACGCCTTTTGATTCCTTGTCCATCAAATAATGGACGTATTCATCAGGAGTTTCCCCTTGGGCAACCTTTACCTGGCGGTGGAGGTAAATAATTTCCTCTATAGGATCCCTAAAAAAGAAACTGATAACCGTAGGGTCGTTCTTAATTCCCAAGTCAAAAGAAATTAATCTTTCCATCTTGGAGTTGTTTCTTAGGTCAATGTCTGTAGACTTATAGGTAGGCCACTTTAGCAGCGGGAATACTACGCCTTTGCCAACCAAAGGAATACCATTTATACGGCACTCACGTTCCCAAGGCATAAAGTCTCGGCTTAATTGGTCACGTTCTTTTTGGCTAAAAAAGCTTTCACCCCATTCATTTTCAAAAGGTACGTCATCCCAAGTTACTCGGATATGCGTATAGCCTTCTATTCTGTCCCAGAATCTGCGAACAAGTCCTGACATGCCTTTGAGTGGTGTGAAAGAACACAGTACCTGCCCGTTGCGTTGTGCAGTACGGATGACAAGTTCTGAGAATGTCTCGTCAGGGGGTTGCTCGTCCAAGACAACAAGGTCAAGTTCAAAACCCTGCAAATGGCGCACTTGCTGTGTGTAGTTGGAAAAGTAGAGTTTTGATTTGCCACCAGAAGAATGCCAGATTTCAATAGAAAGGACGTTTGCACCATCGGTGCGATATGACTTTTCATCAATGCTTTCCAAAGGAATAGCACCCGTTCCTAGTTTGTATGCTTGTTTTATATCGTCACAACCCAACAATTTGGACTGTAGCGTTTTTGCAACTTGCTCCCAAGATTCACCAGCCGCCATAGCAATAATGGGTTTGTCCCACTTCTTGCCTTTCCAATTCTTTGGATACATGCCTGTCAGGTGGTAGGCAGTCTCATAGGTAGACGCAATGGTCTTTCCGGTACGGTTACCTGCAATCATCCCTCGGCGGGTAAAGTGGTTGCCAGTTTCAAAAAAGTCAGTCTGATACTTGAATGGCCTGAACCATTTCAAAGCGTTGTACTGCATGTCTTTGGCAATAGTATCTCTTGCCGCCATCATCTTGCGGAGTTGATCGGAGTCCATTTGGTTGGTAGCCTTTTTGCCACCAGCCAACTTAACAAGATGTTTTAACGCTCGATCTTTGTAGATCGGTTGGATGTAGTCACTAGATTCACTTTTTGCCATACAGATCACGCATAGCTAAAAGCAAATCAGCGGCAGAAGCTAAATAGTAAACGTCTTGAGGGGGTAAGGTCCGATCTCCTTGAAGATCTTTTTGTAACCACTCAAGAGTCTTACGGGCGCAAACTTCTGCTTGTGCCGATAGCTTTTGACGGAAAACGGAAGATTGATCTTCCATTACGCCCACGGATCAACAATGTTCTTAGAAGAAATGCTGGTTAGGTCACGGTCAATCAAGCCCCAGATGCCGCCACCTTTTTCGCCAGAGCAATACTGGAACAGCTTGCGACCACGTTCTGTGTATGTGCCGTCAGGACGCTTCATCAAAGTCTCGCCTGTGCGGGGGTCATTCCATGCGTACTTTTCAGGCACACGTTGACCAAACTTGTTAAGGCGTTCACCGACAGCCACTTGGAACACGGGCCCAACAATTTGGAATGTCACCGTGCCATTGTCGTACTTGCGGAAATCAATAGCGACCTTATCATCCGACTGAGGGTTAGTTGGGTGGGGCATATTGGTTGCGCCAAAATAATGAATCTGTGAGTCAATATTTGGCAAATCAGCAGGACGCTCAGGCAGAGGCGGAAGATCGTCTTCAGGAATCAGTTCTCGTTTGTCAATGTAAGGATTAACATCCGTTAAATATTCGGAAGGTATCTTGCGGCCTTCAAGAGCGTTTTTAGCGACTTGGTACTGGTCTTCTTTGGGCTTGCCAATAAGGTCTAACGCAATTTGTGTCTTGTCGTACACGAACTGCGCTAAGTCTTTAGCTGTTGGAAGATCTTCCTTCAGTGCGTCAATATCATACGTTGCCATGCTATTCCTAAGTTATGCAGCAGGTGCTGCGGATTCTTCAACAAGTGTTGTGGGTTCTTCAGCGAATGTTGTAATTTCTTCAACAGGTTCTGGAAGTTCTGAGGTTTCTTCAACTGTTGGGTAATAATCGCCAATCTGGGGTTTGTGTTCTGCTACATAAGCAAAGTCCAGATGGGTTTCATTGCCTTCAGCATCCAAGGCAATAATCTTGTTTTCTGCATCACGTTTAAAGTCTGCAATTTTCATATTAATCCTTATTTCTTTTTGGCTGTCTTAGCCGATTGTGTAAACGCCTTAGCAGTAGGCGCACCTTTTGAGCCAGGCTTACGCATCTTTTCTACAGGTTTGCCTTCAGCTTTTTCACGCTTCACACGTTCTTGCTTTGCATGAATGTTGGCATAAAGTCCAGGTTTAGCCATTTAACATTTCCAATTCTTGAGTGATGCCTTGGCCCGTTCAGCAGGACCTTTAGCGTTTCTAACTACGCCCTCCATACGGGCACAGAACGATGCCTTACGCCCCGCATCCTTTTTGGTTTTGGGGTTAGGCGCTGGCGCTTTTAAGTTACTACCGTTCTTTTTGTTGTATTCGGCACGGCCTTTGGCGGTCATGCCAGCACCTTTGTCTGTTGGGTTATAGGTCTTACCCTTACCCGTAGTCTTGTGTGCAATAGCTTTATCGTGCGCCATACTTCAAACCTTGCTTGGCAACTTAGGAGTTGTGAAGCTTTTCTTGGCAGCCGCATTAATGTTGTTCAAATGCGGGTCAGACAAAGGGTTCTGATTGAACGTCTTGCCAACAGCAGTAGCCAGCATTGCGGAATACTTGTGGCTTTCAGCATAGTTTTTCAACTTGTCATTAATGCCTTTAGTTAGACCGCTTGTCATGGCTTTACCGCCAGAAATTACTTTACCGTATGCAGACATATTAGCCTCACTTTAGATAGTTGTTGCGGTCACTGTTCATGTAGCCATCATTCATGATGTGCCCACAGTAATCAGCGTGTGTGCTAACCATAACTTTTTGATTGCGACTAGCAATGTTGCCAGTGGCTTTGGGTGCGCCTTGTTGACCTTTGGGGCCAGACATTCCGTGGCTAGGACCACAAACGCCAGTAGCGCCGCCAGTGCCTGTAGGAGTATGCTTGGATTGATTGCCCTTGCGATTAGGCGCTTGAGCATATTGAAAATTGGTAGTCATTTTTTACCTTTCATTTTGGCTTCTTTCTTTTCGACCGCAGTATTCTTGCGTTCGCCCTTTTCGGATTTCTCACGCTTCTCAGCATAAGCAATCGCAACAGCTTGTTTTTGTGGCTTGCCAGCTTTCATCTCAGTCTTGATGTTTGACTTAAATGCTTTGGCTGATCCAGATTTCATTAGTGGCATTTTATACCTTTCTTAGAGATTGTAGAAAATCATCCAAGGCATCGTCAGCAGACACCTCTTCCTCTTTGTTCACGTTGTTAACGTGTTCAATCGAAATTATAGGCGCTCTTGAGGATTCAAAGGGGGCAAGCTTATCAGCAATCTTAGCCTTGTCTTTAATGTCAAGCTCATCAGACTGCATGGCATCAATCAAGACTTCCATTGCCGTCTTGAGTGGGGGTAGACCTTTGGCGGTACGTTCATCACTGAGCTTGTTAAACAAAGCGCCATATTCAGTTACTCGGTTAACCACTGACTTAGGCCGACCAGGGGTGAATACCGGAACCTTTGGCTCCTTAGGTTCTTGCTTACCAGTAGCTAACTTCATTGCCTTTTGTTCAGCTTTCTTTCTCTGATAATAATCACGCTTCTTTTGTTTCTCTTCTTCACTGGTGACATTAGAATCTTGAGGACGAATATCTCCATATATTGCGTCATTGGGTTTAGGTATTTTCATTTCATATCCTTTAATAATTCTGCAGTGCGTCCCCAAGCATAAGAGCCATTAACAGTAAATCCACGTTTCTTGTGAATCTTCATAAACCCATTATGTTCTGCTCTTATACTGGTTGAGCAGATAACCGGAATACCCCAGCTACTGGCCCACAGTATATGCTGGTCAATCATCTCATTAAGTAACCTTACCCTAGTTCTGACCGGAAGACTTAAATCAAGGTGGTGAAACTTAGCGTTGGATATCTCTTCATTGGCATACGTTGTATAACCCCCACGGTCAAACCAACAGTACCCCAAAAGCCTCATCTCATCCCAATTCCTGCAAACCGCAAGGAACTCTCTACCCTTGTCAAACAGCTGAACAGTAGAAGCCACTGTTACATGCTTTCTAAAGACGTTCCTGTCCCTTGTGAGGATGCCATCAGCCTCTTGCCCAAAGATACTGTCAGCCATCTCCACAATATCATCTACGTCATGCAGCGGATGCGCCAATGTCCAATCCATACAATGCCTTTCAATAACACGGCTGGGGACTGCCTTGCAAGTAGGTACTGTTATCGGCGTACCACAATCCCCATGCGTGTTAGCAGTTGCAATTGTAGCAACCAAAAAACTTTTGGGTAAAAAAATTTATACAGGGGCGCAAGTACTACATTTCTGCCTGGCAATTCTTTATATAAACCCGTGTATTTTGGCACTTTAACGAGTTTTAGGCATTGTTTGTAATGCTGTAGTTGTAGTCTTTGTGCGGGATGAGTAGTAGGGGGAAATGTTTTTAAAGAAAAATTGGGAATGGGTGAGCGGGCCCCCTAACCTCACCCCGATTCCAGCCCTACCCCCTCCTGGTTCTAGGGGGGTTATGAGGCGTTCTAGGGGGGTATTGCGCCTGGCTAAGGGGGTGGTAGCCTGAGAGGCATTCTCTCCTCTGTGGGGCTTGTGATTTGCGTGTGAGGAAGGGCCCGATGGTTTTGGTGTTTTCTCTGTCGTTTAACTGTCTCTAGCCGTACGCTGGCAGACCTAGATCTAGTCTCTGTCTCTCCTATTGTTTCCCTCTGTAGAAGAGTACAAACTAGCCCTAGGTTTATCTCTCTTTTTCTTTTCATTCACACACCAGAGGGCAGCCCTGGTACGATAGTGAATGCCTATTAAAAAGCTTATTCAATAGCATAACGCTATGTTCACTTGAATGATGATCAAGTGTAATCTATCGTTCTAAGGGTAATTACTAATAGGGTTTTGGAGCTATCAATGAAATCAACAACTTACGAGAGTTGGCATGATTCTTCCCTGCTATATATGTGTAGGGTACAGATTTTTGACTTTACATTGTTCAACTTAATAGAATGGAATGGAACATGAAATACAAGCTTAATATTTCCCGTGATGTAGATACCGATGAACCTGATGTCTTCATCCTCAATTTACCAGCGGGTTTTAAATTTAGTCATGACGTTATGGATTTATCCCATGTGCGCGGTTATGACAGTATTAAAGAGATTCGCAAAGACATTAAAGACGGCTGGGTTGTGTCATGTGATTGTGATGGATGTAAGCATATGCTTGCTAAAGGGGTTTAAACCATGACTGAATCAGATCTCTACAAAGCAGCACGAACCATGCAATACATGGGCTCATTTGCCAATGCAATTAGTGAAGCATATCTTGTCGCTGATGATCACAATCGGGAAACCCTTATACAAGCCTTTAAAGGGCTATTTGAAAGGGCTTTGAGCATTGCCAATACCACCACCACACAAGAGGGCTAAATCATGCTGACGCAAGACCAAAAAGACGCTATCTATGGTGAATCGTTTTTTGAATTCCAAGCCTTTTTAGGCTGTGGTCACAGTCCTGTTACTGTAACAATGGTTTATGAATATGATTCAACAGGCATTTATAATGAGACAGTCAATACTATTCGCACAATGTCGGGTATTGATATTATTGATTATATTGAAGAGTCAACAATTGATGAAGTATGTATGCGCGGATGTATGTTACTAGAAGAATCTAAACAAGAGGTATATTAATATGAAAAGCTTTATAACTGATCTATTCCATGCGACTATATTCGCTGTCATTATCTCTAGTCCAATGGTAGCGTATTTCATTATTTATATGTAAATCTATACTGTAAACCCTTATTAATAGGGGTTTATGGCCTAGGTTTCTAGGGTCTTAATATATTCACGAAAAGGCAAGACAATGCAAAATCCATATAAACTCATTCTCAAGTCATTAGGCTTAGAGTATCGCCCGATACTTGGAGAATCTTCAACCAAAACCATTAAAGGGGAAAAGATAGGATATCTCACTGGTATCGTTTACCTTGTGCCTGATGAAACCTTATGCCCTTTAGCCCTTTTAGCGGGCTGTTTCCATGGATGTCTCAATACAGCGGGTAGAGGAGCATTTAACAGTGTACAAAAGGCAAGAAAAGCCAAAACCCAATTTTTCTATGACCATCAACAAGCCTTTCTACTGTCATTGTGTGCCGATGTATGGTCTATCCAAAGAAAAGCCCTTAGATTAGGCTTTAAGCCCCTTGTAAGACCAAATGGCACAAGTGACATCCCTTATGAGAATCTGATCATATGGGAAAACAAGAATCTGTTTCAATTATTCCCTGATGTGATGTTCTATGACTATACAAAACACCCATCAAGGTCATTAGAGGGTAAGACGTTAAACAATTATGATTTAACCTATTCTTTTAGTGCTATCACACCTAAGCCTATCAGTATTAAGGGTTTATCAAATAGGAATAACTCTAGAGTTGCTGTAGTGTTCCAAAAGCAAGCCGATATCCCTGATTCATTTAGGGGCTGGGATGTAATTGATGGAGATAACACTGATGTAAGGCATATTGAGCCAAAACAAGTTGTAGTGGCTTTATATGCTAAAGGTAAGGCTAAACACGACACTACGGGTTTCACTCAAATTAAAGGGGTTCACTATGCTTAATGTCTCATATGATTTTAAAGAGGGTCAACTTGTAAAGTTGTTTCACGGTAGGCCAGAAGAGGCATGGGATATATACCATGCACCAACTGAAGAGTTAAGGAATGCGATTACATGGAATGATAGAAATGGTGATTTTGAAGAGTTGCAGCGAGTTGATATTCTTGAAATATTCATAATGGATTTTATTCAATCATAAGGTTATACAATGAAAACATCCGAAAAATTTGCTCTTAATGAGTGGTTATCTGATTACCCCTTGAATGCCACATTTGACGATGTGCTGTATTTATTGCTAAATAATAATGATGAATCGGTTACCCCTTGGGAAGTTGTGGAATATCACCCTAGGCATTCAATCGCTGAATTCATTTCAAATACTCAAACCCACTTTGCGGCTGTCACTAATGAAAAGTAAAACAATGAAAAATTTTTCTAAAATTAATCACGCTGATAAAGTTATTAGTTGTTTTAATTGTTATCAAGACCTATACGAATTTTATGCAATTGAAACAGATAATCCTAAAGGTCAGGGTAAATTTTATACTTGTTGCGAAAGTTGCAGCATGAAGACCTTTTTTGATTTTATAGAGGATAACCATGCAACGAATATTGATTAATGCTCAAAATGCGGGTTTCTACATACCCGATATCGATACCTTTTTTTGCAAATATGAGGATTTTAAAACTGAGCATATTTGGGTTTATGAATTCCATTAATTAAGCCCTTCGGGGCTTTTTTTGTTTTCACCCGTGCATTGTGCGGGTGCGGGTGCTTCATGCGTGCTTTTTAGCGTGCGTGCTGGGTGCGTGCGTGCCACTGTATCGGGTGCGTGCGGGTGCGTTTATGCATTTTTAAGTGCATGAACGGGTGCGGGTGCGTGCGGGTATCGCATGGGGTATCAGTGTCGGTTATTCAAGGGAATACCGTATAAAGGGCTGAAAACGGGTATTTAAGCGGGTTTTACGGGTTGACTGTGGGTTGCTATTGGTTTTGGCGTTCGTTCGCTGTAGGCCGTTCTATGCTTTGTTGCGTAAAAACCACTGTATAGAAACACAATGTTGCGAAAAAACCACTGGGGTAAAACACATGAGAACTAGGGTAAACCCTATGTAATACCTTTCTAGAGGGGTAAAAATGGTGTTTTTCTTTCTGTAGAAAGGATCCCCCCCCTCAAAAAATTTAAGGCCCCTGTTTTTTTGACCCCACCCCTTTTTTATTTGGCCCACCCTTTTTAAACTTTTGACGAAAAAAAACCTCCCGAAAGAGGTTAATAGCCTTGCAGGGCTAGGAGAGGACCACGGACTAACTGAGAAATCTGAGCTTATAAAGCGTTGAATCTATTCTATCACCTATGCTGTCCAACAGGTTTTGGATTTCACTGTCTGGTGGCATTACATTGCGGTTGTCTACAAAATACTCACGCAGCTCTTTTAGCTCTTGCAAGCCATTTTCTGCTGGCGGGTAGTAGTCTGCTGGATATTGGATAATCTCACCCATAAGACCTTGTGTGGCCTCCACCAGGGCATCAATCAGTTCAGGGATCTCGGTGTAGAACTCACCCAAAGCAGTGTGATCAGCAAAGCTTTTGGTCTGCCAATGCAATATGTGAGTATTTGTAGCTGCGTGTAGCAAGGTTAGTATGAATTCACCCATGATTGGCTCCTTTAACGTGATTGTAGGCCATCTAGCAGACGTTGGATAGTTATGTTGAGAGCATCCATCTCATCCATGTGTTTGATAGCCCACATACGCTTTTGCCCATGCCAGCCAAGTAATGGTCCTTGGTGGCAAGATTTACACAAGGCAATGCAAGTGAATTGTCTATGCTGCTTGACATGGTGGGCATCACTGGGTCCAAGCTCATCACATACTGAACAAGGCAATTCTTTGATAAGCGCCAAATGCAATCTCTCACGGGCGTTTAACTTGTTGTTCATCCAAGATTTCTCAGTTCAGCACGTTTGGAGTATTCCTGCACCTTGTAAACCTCGATGCGAGCCAGTGCTGCCTTCATCATCCACAATAGATTCTCTTCTATTTCAGTAGCCTCTCTGAGGGCCACCAATTGGGCTTTGTAGTTGGCATGGGCATAAGCATAGGCTTCTTTGTGGCCTAGCGTACCCTCTTCTTCATTCATCAACTCAGACTTCACCACTCTCAGGTTGTTTTCTACAAAGGTTCTATCTGCCTTGGCCTTGGCAAATGCTGAACTGTTGGCAGTGATGTAGTTGATTGCTTTGTTGGGGTCGATTTCATTCATAGTTCATCCAATTTAGTGTCTATTAATTTCTGCACACCTGCATTCAGGTCACCATTGCCCAGGTCAAGCAATAGACTGTGTTGGATACGGGTGTGCTTGATGAATACCTTGCTGTCATAGGGCTTCTTAAACCGCTCTCCAGCGCCCTTACGGTTGCCGCCCCATGTCCCTATAGGTCTACCCAATCTTCTTGCCCTTGCTGCCCGTCTTTTCTCACGCTCTTCAAGGACAAGCCATTTGGGCTTTTGATAGTCAAACGGATCTTCCAGCTCCATCATTCCTCCAAATGGTTTGTGGTATGTATCGCTCTGTTGGGTGTGGAGCGTTCTCAGGCGTCTCCACGCACATGTAGACCGCCGTGTACTGACCTCGGTTTGGCCCCGTCCAACGGTCAATATATACGCCATGAATCAACTTCACTGTCTTTAATATTGAACCGTAATTGTCATCATTAAGCGCATCGCCAATCTGTTTTACAGTTAAGCCATCATCTGATGCCAACAAAATGTCCCGAATAATTTGGTGTCTGCTTCTTTTCATTGTGGTGGTGTACAAGTGTGGATGTAATCGCCTGCCCGTTTACCGCATCGGGGGCAAAAGTTGCGCTCACCCTGTTTGAAATTATTTGAGTAATTCATTTCTGAAGTGAATTGCTGAGATTTTTTTTGCACAGGTGCTGGCTGTGCGGGTGGGGTGGTGTACAAGGTGCGAGTTTCGTAAGGGCCATCACCATCATGTGTTCTCTTTCTGTGGCAAAGTTTGTGTAATAAAGCGAAACCCAGTGTCGCCATCTTTAAGTAACACCGTGATAGTTGCAGCTTGTAAGTCACTGCCGTATATCCGCATCAGTGCTTCCATGATTCTTTGGGTTTCGTTGTTCATGCTTGTCCCCTTGCTCGAAAATCTTTGGCAAATGCAGAATTTTTCATGTCGTATTCTTCCAGTAAATCTTCTACTAACTCACGCTCATGCTGTGCCACCACATTGGCAAAAGCTTCGAGCTTTTCAATGTTGATTGGCTCATTCGTTACAAAGTCATAAGGCAGTTTGGTTTCCCGCGCCATCTCCATGATCGTCCTTTTACGCCATCCACTCATAAAACCTCCATGCAATCATTGACGCAAACAAAGTGCAAAGCACCGCCACGGCAATCTCAAGTTTAGTTTGCTTGGTCATTTGTTACCCCACAGTGAGTTTGCGTAATCCATTAGCCGTTCAAAGACGGCAGGCTCCAGTGCGATCACTTTGTTTTCGTGATGGTTCGCGGCCAGCCAAATTTGGAAACCGTCAGTCGATGCGTATACCCCGTCACCAAGGTAAGTTTGTTTTTCATCGTTCATTTGCACTTCTCCTTCTTCTCATCGCACTTTGATGCAATGTGTGGTGCTGGGGCGATGATTGGAGCAACCTTTACGGGTTCGGGCGTTCGGGCAGGCGCTACCTTTGCAGGAGCTACTCGTACAGGAACTGGGGTGATGTGCGGCACACTGAAGTGCGGCGCAACAGTAATGGCAGAAAATATCAATGTGTAGATCATGCTTCACTCCTCAATGGGTAAGGTGGGAAAGGCCAGTTTTCAGGCCAATTATTTTTGTCCATGATTTCTCCATTCGCGGCAAAATGCCCTTTGTTTTTGCGTCAAGTCAGGGCTAAACCCTGCAATTGAGCATTCAGGATGTTGGGGGAATATGTCGGTGGCAGGAGGAGCAAACACCACAAAGATGCCAACCACGTTGACAGCCAAACCAAGTACAAAAAGTGGGATGTAGGTTTTCATGCTGACCTCAATGTAAGGAGTCATAAGCCATCTCCCACAGCACATCTGGGTACTTGTCGTGAAGCTGGTCAACCTCTTCATCTGTCAGTTCAGTGCCATCCTCATACACACACTCACCAAAGTGAGCATCACAAAAATCTGGGTAGTCCCAAGAGCAAACATTTTCAACAGTTGCAAACACTTTTTTTCCGTTCAGTTCCATTTCAGACTCCTTTTGTTGATTGGAAAACCAAGTGTGCATCAAGTTGATTGCACTTGATATACGGACAAACCCTTAGATGTCTTCTTTAACCAACACCTCTACCATGCCTACAGTCCCATAGCGTTTTGTGCTGTGCAGGCTGACCACTTGGGTGTCATCGTCATAGACAATGCCATTCATGCTGTCCAGGAAGGCTTTGATGATGTTGTCGATGTCTGGCTTCTTGCATGGCTTCTCAAAGCCCTCTAAACAGACCGTAGAGCGCTTCTTTGAGTAGGATGCAGGAATTGGTACTGTGATGTAGATATAGGCCGCTACAGGCGTTTTTAGCGGCTCAGAAGATCCCATTGCTTGACGGGCTGCTTCTGCTATCAGGGTTTCGTAATCACGGGTTTTTGTGGGTGTATATGTTGATACAAAGTTGCCACGCCTGGCGAACTTAGGGCGACCTTTGCCGATGGGTGTGCCTTCCACTGTGAACATTACTTGGAATGTCATTTTAAGAGTCTCCATGCTGTTGCGGCACACAAGGGGACTTGTCCATTTCCAATGGCTTTAAGTCTGTCCACCCTAGCGGCCACCCCATCAGCCACTCTACCCACGTTGGGTTGAGTTGTGCGGGGGGCATTGTCGGGTTCTCTCTGCCACCAGTCTCTGTCCAAACCACACTCGGCAAGTCTGAATTCCCCTGCCAGCCCTTGCTTGGTCGGCGAGCCGCATAATCCGATTTCACAGGTGTGGGCCACATCAGAACTAATCTGCCCAATCCTATCGCCCCATCGTTTCCCTTTTGGTTGATTTTCCGAGGCTTGCCATCTCTCGTTGGATAAAACTGATCGTTTTTCCCAATTACTGCACCTGAAGTTCCATCGCTGCTTGTCGGGGTGGGTACATAAAATCCAAATACGGTCTCTTTTGTGGGGTGCGCCAATGTCTGCTGCTCCCAGCACTCCCCATTTCGCATCAAACCCCATTGAGGCCAAGTCTCCGAGAACGGTTCCAAGTCCCCGAGAAGTGAGCATTGGTGAGTTTTCCACAAA